ACAGCCAAAAGCACCGCCTAACGCAGTTCTTTTAACATCGTTTATATCGTGTTTAATTTTAAAAGCATATTCATTTATAAACTCCCAAAATGCACCAATAGCACCGCCAAATATTAACCCAATTATTATTGAACCAATTATCTTTTCAAATAACCTAAAGTCATTTACATAAGTAGCATTCCCAATGCAGTAAAGAAATACAAAACCTAATATGTAATGTGCTACATTTCTAATTGTTCTCATATTACTATTGCTTCGGCTTGTTGGAATATCTCGTCAACTTGGTAATCGCTCATTTGTGTAACTGACTGAATAAATAATACAGTTTGACTATATCTTTCTACCGTTGTGCCGTAGTTCCATACATTTTTAGCAGCAGTTTTAGTTGGCTCATCTAATTGTTCTAATGCACTTTCAATAGTTGGCACTAAATTCATTAAATTTAAAATAGTTCGTACTCTCCAAAGTTGTACTTCGTTTGGTGTTTTATCCTTAAATGCTTGTTCTATTTCTTCTGGTGTTGCACCCTCGTAAAATTCTCTTGTATCAAAGTTAAAGTAAGGTTTAACCATTTGAACTTGTAAAAGTTCATCAATTAAAACTTCTGTTTCTAAACATTCGTTTGAATAGGTTGCACCTAAAACTCTATTGGTTGCTATTTCTATTATTGTTTTCATATTAATTGTGTATTGATAACATACTTATGTTTATACTATCTCCAGCATTTGCTAATGAAATATTAGCGTGAATAAAAAATTGATTTGATGGATTTAAAGCAGTTGAACTTAAAACATTAGTAGCAACCTGATCAGTTAGTATAGTTGTCGGAAATGAAACTCCATATAAATTTCCACCATTCAAATTAAAATTTCTAGTCATTATAACTGATTGAGTACCTGTGCCACCAGTATAAAGAGCTATTAATGTTCCTCCTGTAGGATTGTTTGTTGTGCTTAACCTTAATCTTAAAGTATATGCCGCTAATGAAGTTGTTTTATTTATACCAAACAAAACTTTTATAATATCTTGACTATTAAAAGCACCAGCTGGAATTGTTGCAGTAAATATTGGTGTTTCTAAAGTTGTTCCAGTGTGAACAGTTTGTGATGTTTGAACATTTTTATAAGGAGTATATGATAATACAGCTTGTTTTAAAGCTAAAGCATCAAATACCGCATTTTGACTTGGTGCAACAGCTGTAACTCCGTTTGTAATACTATCTTCTATTATAGTTTTATTCTTCCAAAGGTCTGTTGAACTTTCATAAGTTAAACCTTGATTGTTTAAAGGAGTATCTATAAAGACGTTATGTAGCTCATCGAGTTCCCAACCGTTCATAATCTTTACATATATCTTACCTTGCGTATTATGTGCGTGTTCTACATAACCTATAATAACAATATGTCCATTTGAGCCATTTGGTTTAATATTTGTAATTCTACCAGCAGTAGTTGGAGATAAATAAAGTACATCACCATCCGCCCAAGTTTCACCTTGTAAACTTCCAGTTGTGTTTATTCCTTCTAATTGACCTACTGTTAATATAAATCCTTCTTGATTTGCATTAATAGTTTCTGTAACCACTCCTAATGTATCAGCACTATTTAAGTCGTTATTTGCTCTTGCTAAATCAACTGCTAATCTTTGACCTTGCGCTCCACTTATTCTTACTACTTGATAATTTGCTTTTGTAAGTGTTGTATTTGGAGATACTTTATTTACTACTCTTGCTACTAAATCAACTCCATTTTTTAATATAACAGAGCCACCTTTTAAAAGAGTTTCTGAACTACCTAAAGTATCATTCCATCTTGTTGTTCCTACATTTGCCGTTCCAGTTGGTGTATTATCTAAAGTTACTTGCCCAGCTCTTAAACCAAACTCGCCTAAATCAACATCTTGTGTTGCTCCTGTGTAAGGAACTCCACCACCGCCAGTAATATCAGAAAGCAAAGCTATTACACCATCAGCATCTTGAAAAGTTTGTACTTTGTCTGTGCCAACTATTGATGTAGGGTAATTTATAGTTAAGTCCTTAGCTGTTACTGAATCTCTAAATAATATATCAGCCCCTTGATAATAAGTTTGCTTATTGTTTTGATTGAATTCAACCGAACTTGGACTTAAACCACTAGCTGAAGTTCCATCGTTAAAGGCTAATCCTGAAAATCCTAAACTTGCGGCAACTCCACCATCTGTAAATGTTAATACATCATAACCATTATATCCTAAATTAAGAGGAACTGTATCGCTTGTTAAAGTTATTTCATTTGTAGTTTCATTATCTGCATCTGTAACCTCTTGAAGTGTTGGAGTTGCACCAGTAATATCAGAAAGCAAAGCCATTGTACCGCCTAATCCTCTTATTAAAACTTCTTGGTCTGCAACTGATGTAGGTTCAAATCTTAAAATAGTATTACCAACATTACCTATATCTACAAAATTAAGTCCGTTTTGTTGTAAAGTAGATGATTTTTCGCTATCCTTAACTTTTATATTTTGTGTAGTTTCATTACCATTATCAGTAACTTGTTGAAGTGTTGGAGTTGCACCGCCACCTGTTGCGCTTATAATAGGATTTGCAGGATCGGTATTGTCAACAGTTATATTTGTTCCTTCTATAATATTTTGAACACCATATATAATTTCATTAATAACTGGGTTTAAAGGATCAGTGTTATCAACAGCCGAACCCGTTACACTTTGAACTGATCCGCTTAATGGATTTATAGGAATTTCAACAGCCAATTCCCAATGGTCAGTTAAAGACATTATAGCGTTTAAGTTTTCAGTACAAATAATATTTGGGAAGCCATTAATATTTAAAAAAGTTCCGGCACCACATAAAAAGAACCCTGGCGATTCAGGAACATTAGGCAATTGTTGTCCATCGGTTACAGAAATAGGTAAATAACCAACACCACCACTTACACCAATAGAAGTAGCAACTAAATCAACTAACTCCTGTATAGTAGCCGATTTTAATTCAGTTCCTACGGTATGTGGAAATAAATTTGTTAAACTTAACGTTTCATCAGGTAGTTGATCAACTCTAATGGTTGTAATTAATTCGGGATTTATAGCCATATTTTTATAATTTCATTATTTTTAACAATACCATGTAAGGTTGCATATTTTTATTGATTCCGCTTTCTCCTGTTGATGCTGTATTTATAGGTGTTCCGCCTGTAGATAATGATGCTTGTACTGTAACATATCCAAAATTGCTATTTGGCGCAGTAGCTATGCTATGCGAATGCTCAACTACAACAGCGTTTTTGCTTCCTCCAATAGCTTTAATAACATTATAATTATTTCCATAACCAATACTTACTAAACCATCTAAATTTGGAGTTCCGTTTTGACCATTACAAATTGCATAACCTTCACATAATTCAACACCTAATCCTGTTGAATCAAAATTATCATCAATATAACCTTGTGAAACCCATAAATCTTTTATCTCAAATTGTAAACCGGTAGCGTTTATATTTACAAAATCAATTAAATCCTGACCATTTATTTGTTCTAAATTAGTTCCATTTTCAACTGCTATTTTAGAAGTTAAGTCTATTGTCCCTGTTGGTAACTCACCAACTCGAATCGTGGTTATTTCTGCTGGATTTATTGCCATTATCCTTTTGTTTTAATTATATAATTTGCATCAGTATTTGTAGTCAATATTACATTAGGATCACCATCGTTCAATACAAATTCGCCTAATCCTCTTGTTTCAGGTAAACCATAACCAACCATGGAACCGCTAAAACTTAAAAATTCATCAACTGATGAAGCTTCAGATAATTCTGTAATGTAGCATTTACCATAATCAACTGTTGGGAATATTGTGCCTTGTATCTTCCAATCCAAAAGTATTTTTGAACGTTTTAATGTTTTTAGTTTATCGTAAGAAGCAACCGTAAAAGTTCCACCCGCTACAATTGAATTAACTTGTAATCCCTCAAATGAAATACTGTAACCTTGCATCATAGGTCGTGAAGTGTTCCATCCATTATTATCCCTTGTAGTTGTGGATAGCATTTCGGCAGTTTCTGAAAGAGAATTACTTGTTAAACAACCTATTGGCAACCAATTACCTTGCTGTTTAATATACAAAATCCTATCATTGCCATTGTAGAAATCCATTAAAGTAGTTTTAATTACTACAAATGTAGTAAAAAATATTCTTTGTTTATAATCATTCTAAATAAATTTTATTACATTTGTAGTTATAAACACTACCAATGGTAAAAAATAGAATCGCTTTAGCTTGGGATGTCTTAACCGGGGCAAATAAAAACCTATTTAACGAAAGTATTTATAAATTAGTCGGTGGACTTACTTCGACTTATAATTCTACTTTAGAAACTTTAATAACAAAAGGTTATGGAGAAAATCCTGATGTTAATGCAATAGTAAATCAACAAGCTTCAAAAACAACTTCTGTTCCTTATTGCGTTAAAAAAATAGATGATAAAGAAGCCTATAAAAAGTTAAAAAAATATCCTAACAATCCAACATTTCAACAGAAGTTAGCAATTAGCAAACTTAAACGCAAAGCATACGAAACCGATACCGAATTGCCAATGCCTTTAGAACGGCCTAATGTTAATCAAACATGGAATGATATATTTTTTCTTTATAAAGTGTATCTTAAAGTTTGCGGTAATGTTTATCTATATAAGCAAACAATTTCGGAAGGAGCAAACGCAGGGAACCCATTGCAACTTTATATCCTTCCTTCTCATTGGATGCAAATAGTGTTAAAGCCAAATGCGGCTTTAATGAGCGTTGAAAACCCAATTGACTATTATATTATGCAACAGGGGAATAAATTAATTAGATTTGATGCTGCTGATATAATCCACATTAAACGTTCCAATCCTTTTTACAATCAAAGTGGATCGCATCTTTATGGTTATAGTGAATTAATGGCCGCTATTAGAAATATAAATAGTTCTAATAATGGAATAGATAACAATTCTAAAACAATGCTTAACAGCGGAGTTTATGGATTTATTCACGCTGGTGATGGAGCAACACCATTAACAGCAGAGCAAGGGCAATCTTTAAAGGAAAGACTTGTTGAAATGGATAATGATAGCACAAGACTTTCAAACATTGCTGGAGCCAGTGCAAAGTTAGGATTTACACGTATTTCATTAACAACCGATGAACTTAAGCCTTTTGACTATTTAAGTTATGACAGACGTACTTTAGCAAACTGCCTTAACTGGAATGTAGATTTATTAAATGAAGAAAAGAACGGAAGTGGATTTGGTGTTGATACAATGAACGAAGCACGTAAACGAGTTGTAACTGATAATATTAAACCCGATTTAGATTTGTTAGCGGAATATTTAAACCTTGAATTTATACAAAAGTTTAAAGGTTATGAAGATGCCGAGATTGAATGGGATATTTCAGAACTACCAGAAATGCAAACGGATATGGAAACAATGTCTAAATGGGTTAATTCTGTTCCTTTAACATTAAACGAAAGAAGGGAAGTGTTTAACTACGAAGAAATTGAAGATGAGATGATGAACGAAGTTTACATCCCTACCGGAATAGTCAACTTAAACGATCCAACACTTAATACGTTAATGGATGGACAAACTACGCTTTAGACAAGAAGTTCAAGCCTACCGAATAGTTAGAAGAAATATTATTAAAATAGTTAACGCTATTCCTTTTAACAATATGTCTAAACTGACTTATGAATTTTTAATTTATTCAAACGTAACCGAAAGCCAAATAAAAGAAATGTATAAAGAGATTTATACTACTTTAGGCAATCCACAATATAAACGTATTAAAAGAAGCATTAAAGCCGATATTACTTTTGAAAGTATTATACAAGCTTGGATTAACTCAAATTTAGGCTATCGTATTGTTTCAGTTCATCAAACTTTAATTGAAAGTATTATTGCCGTTATTGCTAAAGGATATGAAGATAATATTTCGGTTGCCGATATAACGAGAAATCTACAAAACAAATTTGGATGGTATAAAGCACAAGCTTTAAGAATAGCACGAACTGAAACCACAACCGCTACTAATTATGCTACAGTTGTAGCTGCACAAAATTCCGATTTTGTATTAGAGAAAACTTGGATAAGCGTACAAGATAACAGGACCCGAAGACCGCCTAAATCTGTTTATGACCATTTAGATATGAATGGTGTTAAAGTTGGTCTTAATCAGCCATTCTTTACAAGTGGCGAAGAAATAATGTATCCAGGTGATCCAAGTGCAAAGGCAGGAAATGTAATTAACTGCCGATGCAAAGTGGTGTTTACTGTTAAAGAAGATGAAAACGGTTTACCAATAAGAAAAACTATCCTTTAATAGTTGGTTTAACTGTGTTATTTCCATAATCAGGACTTACTGTGTATTGAATGTCTGCAATGTCTGTATTATAAAATTGTAATAATTTTACTTTTGTTATATTATTTTTATAATCATAATCCCACTCAATAGGCATAAATAACCCAACTATATTATCAATAGTAATAACAGAAAAATAAGGAATATATCCATAAACATCGCCAGTAAATACTTTAATAGGATTTGATTGTATTCTTAAATCATCCATCGCTGAAATTCCTAACAATGGTAAGTTTTCAAACTTATTTTTACGTGTCCAAACTGTTGTTAAAGTAGTTAAATTATTTTTGAATATAGAACCAATCAAAGACGAAATTCCATCCCCATTAAATACTTTTTGATTTTCTTTAGTAATTGAACTTGGAGGTTGTGAACGAGTAACTGTATGAAATTCTCCAACTAACCCTTGTGATTCTAATAAATTACTTAATATATCAACTGAAGTATATCCTGCATACAAACCACCTATAAAACCAGACGTATTTACTATATTACATAATATAATCTGAAATGCGCAATCATTAATTAGTGGTGGTGTTGTTAATTTAAAAGAAGCAAAAGCTGGTGAATAACCGTCATCGTCAGAAGAAAATGGAATACTAAATTCATAAAATGTATCATAATTTACCCAATAATTATTTTGATGTAAATAATATCCATCACTTGTTTTTATTTTAATTTTATATACAAAACTTTTTCTTGAATTACTTGCAAATAATTTCATGTTTAAATTAAATGTTTCACCTAACAGACCATTTATATTATTTGAAGCTATAAATTCATAAGTTCCGTTAATAGGAAACATTAAAAAATATGGAACATTAGAAATAATTAAAGGATATATAAAATAATTTGTTGGTGCTGTTGGTGATGTTGTCCAATCATAAAAAACTGGATCT